TGGCGTCAAAGGCATGTCGTTGCTCGATTTGCTAGAAATGCTCTGCGACTGGAAGGCCGCAAGTGAGCGCCACGCGGACGGCGACATTGCGCGCAGTCTCCGCATTAACCGAGAACGATTCGGCATTGACGGGCAACTAGCGGCCATCCTGGAGAACACAGCGGTCGAACTGCAATGGCTAGAGCGCGAGGCAAGGGGGTAGAGAGTGGCCGCCAGACGGGAATACAGCGACGAAACGAAGGCGCAGGTCATGGCCGCATTGCTGGCCGGCCAGAGCGTGTCTTCCGCCGCGCAGCAGTACAAGATTCCCAAGGGAACGGTCAGTAGCTGGCGCAAGGTGGCGCAGGGTTTGGCGGCGGGCAGGGTCGGAGAGAGTGCGACCCAAAAAAGCGCGACGCTGGATGACCTGCTGCAAGGCTATGTTGAAGAAAACTTGGTGACGTTACGTGAACAGTCAGTCTTCTTTCGCGACAAAGAATGGCTCAAGGAACAGCCGGCGTCCGAGCTTGCGGTTCTTCACGGGGTCATTGCCGACAAGACGGTTCGTATTCTCGAAGCATACGGCGGCCCAAGCGAACCTGACCCCCGCTGAGCTTGCCGCCCGTGAGCATCTTCTCGACTTCACGACCTACACCTATCCAGGCTACGAGGTCAACTGGCATCACCGGCTGATCTGCGAGCACCTGGATCTGTTCGTGGCCGGCGACATCTTGCGCCTGATGATTTACGCCCAGCCTCGCAGCGGCAAAAGCGAACTTGTCTCCCGCCGCCTGCCAGCCTTCATCCTGGGCCGCGACCCGGACGCCCCCATCATCGCGGCATCTTACGGCGCAGACCTGGCCCGGCGCATGAACCGGGACGTGCAGCGTATCATGGATGAGGAGAGCTACCGGAAGCTGTTCCCCGATTCGCCGCTGTCAGGCAAGAACGTGCGCTCGGACGCCAAAGGCTCCTGGCTGCGCAACTCGGATATGTTTGAGGTGGTGGGCCACAAGGGCTTTTACATGGGCGTGGGCGTGGGCGGTGCGCTTACGGGCATGGGCGGGAAATACATGCTTCTTGACGATCCGGTCAAGAACCGCAAAGAGGCCAACAGCGCCACCTACCGGCAGGCGGTGTGGGAGTGGTACACGTCCACCTTCTACACCCGCCTTGCACCCGGCGGGCGCATCCTGTTGATCGTCACCCGCTGGCATGAAGATGACCTGGCGGGCCGGCTACTGGCCGCGGCTGCCGCTGACCCGCAGGCCGACCAGTGGACGGTGCTGACCCTGCCGGCGGTGGCGGAAGAACCCGTTGCCCGCTATGACCCGCGCCGACCCGGCGATGTGCTTTGGCCGGCGCGCTGGGACGCCGCAGAGATGCGGCGCAAGCGGGCGGTGGTGGGCGAGCGTGACTGGGCAAGCCTCTACCAGCAGCGCCCGGCGCCTGATGAGGGCGAAATTTTCAAGCGTCATCACTGGCGCTACTGGCAACCGCGAGGGGCCAAACTGCCGCCCGTCACCGTCCAGATGGGCGATGGGTCAGTGGTGGAAGTGCTCGCCGTAGAGCTGCCGCTGCGCTTCGATGAGATGGTGCAATCGTGGGACTGCACGTTCAAGGACACGGCGACATCCGACTTCGTGGCCGGCCAGGTGTTGGGCAGGTTGGGCGCGGACAAGTACCTGTTGGATTACGTCTGCGAGCGGATGGGCATCACGGGCACGATGGACGCAATCCGCCACTGGACGGGCAAATGGCCCAAAGCGATTGCCAAGCTGATTGAGGACAAGGCGAACGGGCCGGCGGTGATCCAGATGTTGCGCCGGGAGGTGGCCGGCCTGATACCCGTGGAGCCGGAGGGCGGCAAGGTGAGTCGGGCCTACGCCGCCGCACCGGAAGTGGAGAGCGGCAACGTCTACCTGCCGCACCCCCACGTTGCCGCCTGGGTGGCAGGATTCATCAACAACGCCGCTGCCTTCCCTAACGCAGCGCATGACGACGACGTGGACGCCTTCACGCAGGCAATCATTCGCTGGCAGGACACGAGCGGCGCGGCCAGTGCACCGGCGCAGGTGACAACGCAGACGCAAGTAAAGGAGATGTTTGGATGACATTCACAGGCTCAAATGACGAACTGCCGGTGCGGGCTATCGGGTACGCCATCCACCGCACCAAGGCGGAAAAGCCCAACGACCGCAGCGAGAAAGACCGCGCCTACGCCGTGACGATCACGAAGTTGGAGGAAGCCTATGCTTACTTCCTGACCTTCGCCGCTACCGACGAGATACGACGGATTCTTGAGCTTGCGGGACAAGCCGGCCAGGAGACGCCCTAATGGGCAACGTTGCAACAGTCAGCCATGACCGATGGCCCAAGCAGAGCGACAATATACCGCCAGGCACGCAGCTATGGGTGGCGTTTCATTATGACTTCGCCCACATGCAGCGCGGCACAGTGGTGCGCAATGATGTTGAGCCGCCGCACCGGATGATTATCCGCCTGGATGACGGGCGTTACGTTTTGCCTGACGAGTGCCAGTATTCGGAAGACCTGCCCCACTTGAAGGAACCCTACCATGCCTACCATCCTTGACCGTATCGCGTCCCTGTGGCGCAAGCGCAGCGAACCGGAGGCGGTGGTCACGACCGCGCCGCCGTCGCCGCCGTCCATCCAGACGATGCTGTCGTCGTTCTCCGCCCAGCGCGACCGGCGCAGCGCCATTGCCGACAGCCGGCAGATGGTGAGCGAAGACCCACGCGCCAAGGGGGCACTCTCCGCCCTGGCGCGCGACGCCACGGCGGGCGGGTTCACCTTGCAGATCACAGGCCCCCGTGCGGCGCAGGCGCAGGCCGCCGCCGATGCGCTGTTTGCTCGCATCGACCTGTACACGCGCTTGGACGATTGGGCGCGGCTGACCTTCCGAGACGGTGACACGTTCTTGGAGCTTGGCGTGACGGCCAAGGGCGAGATTGCGCAGGTGACGCGCAAGCCCACACTTGAGATGTATCGCTGGTCAGACGAGTTTGACCGTTTCTACGACCCCATCCAGGCGTTCTACTGGACGGACAAGCCGCAGTCCGGCGACACGCCGCCGCCGGGAGCGACATTCTTCGCAGAGTGGCAAATGCTCCATGCCCGCTGGGATCGTGACGAAGGCTCCCGCTACGGGTCGCCCATGCTGGCCGCGGCGCGCAAGGCGTACAAGCGCATGACGCAGGGCGAACTCGACATTGCCGTCCGGCGCAAGACGCGGGCGGGGATGCGCTACGTGCACATCCTGGACGGGGCGAACGCCGCCGAAATCGAGGCGTACAAGGCGGCCAACCGCCCGGCGCTGGATGACCCTTACGCCGCTGTGTCGGACTTCTTCTTCAACAAGGCCGGCGGGCTGCAAGCCGTCCAGGGCGATGCGACGCTGAGCGACATTGCTGACGTGCAGCACCATGTGGACACGTTCGGCATGGCGTCGCCTGTGCCCCTGGAACTGATCGGCTACGGGCGCAACCTGAACCGGGACGTACTGCAAGAGAAGAAGGCGCAGTACACGGAGACGCTGGTGAGCGTGCGCGGCTGGCTGGCGGTCGAGTTCATCCTGCCGATGCTGGAACGGCAGTGGCTGCTGCTGGGCATCTGGCCGGACGATCTCGAAGTGGACGTGCAGTGGAAGGCGAAGAAAGAGGCGACGGCGGTCGAGCTAAAGGACGTGGCCGCCTTCGGTGCGGCGGTCAAGGCCGCCGGGCTGCTGACTGACCCGACCGCCCTGCGCATCATGGCGACGATGCTGCCCGACTTCGATGTGGACGCCGAGATCAAGGCGATAGAGGCGCTGACGGCGCAGCGTGAGGCGGAAGCGGCGGCGGCGGCGCAGGAGATGCAGCGGGTAGCGGCGAACGCACAGGGCGGGCTGGATGGGGAGGATGATGAGCCAACCGCCAACCAGGGGAGGGGGGCGTAATGGGATTCATACCGCCGCCTCCGCCGGAACGGGGATGGACGCACGCCGTGACGGTCAAACTGGATGAGACGCAAGCGAAACTGTGGGCGGACATCGTTCGTCATTCGCCCTGGCGTTGCCCCTACTGCCATTCGACACAAGCGCCAGAGCGCACGGACTGCCGCAATTGTGGAGCGCCCAAGTCTGCGCTGGAGGGACGCCCCTAACCCATGACCAACCTCACCATCCGCAGCAAGACGTACAAGTCCGGGAACTTCCGCGTCAGGGCCGCGCTAAGTAATGGCGTGGTCGAGGTGACGGTGAAACTCGACAACATGGAATGGGAGCAGTCCCCCCTGCGTATCCCGGCGAGCGAATGGACAGAGCGCCGCACGGCAAATCCTGCCTACGACAAATGGCACTACCTGGACAGTCGCTATAACACGTCGAGCGCCCCGGAGGTTAATCGCTTCCTGAGCGCAGTAATCAAAGCAGTTGACGAGGTAACGGGCGATTACGCTGAGCCGCCGTCAACTGCCGGCAAGAAGCCAGCGGGCGGCGCTAAAAAATCGCCGGCGGGGTTCAGGGTGTTCAAACTCACGGCGCCGAGCGGAGCGGGCCGCACGGCGCTAGAGACGCTGTATGAGGTAATGCTCGACAGCGGACTACCTATCAATGCGCCGATTGAGACGTTCAGCTTAGGCGGCATTGATTTTCACACGATGGGCGACTTGTTTGCCGTCATCATTTGTTTAGAGCAAAAACTGAACCAGGACATTATTCGGGCGATGGCCGTACTTCAACCGCAATGGGTGATCTGTCGCAAAGAGGCGTTTTTGGAAAACGACGATTTGAGACACTTTGCCGTGCAGACGTTTGATGCAGTTGGGGCGAAGGGATTTGTAAGAGTATGACCACCCTCACCATCCGCAACGCAGACCGCCTCCAACACGTCGCCGTCTCTCGCCTGCAACTGTACGCCGCCGGCCGCGTCCATGCCATCCTCTACCCCTTCCAGGCGTGGCTGGTGCGCGAGGTGCGCGGGACTGCCGACAGCGAAGGCTATGCCGATGCCGGCAAGCTGGCGGGGGTGCTGAACGCCGCCGATCCCAGGTGGCGGGCGGTCATGCGCGACTACACCCAACTATTGACCCGCGCGCGGCAGGCTGCCGGCGACATCGCAGCCGGGCCGTGGCGGGTCAAGCACAACCACCTGGTGCGCCAGTCCTACGAGCGGATGCAAGAAACGTTCGTCCCCTCCGCTGACGATTACGCCAAGCTGGCCGAGATGTGGCTGCGCCGGCGCAACTATGCGCTGAGCGTGGCGCAGAGCCGGGTCTATGGCGACGGGCTGAACCTGTCGCAGCGCATCTGGCGTTTGGAGCAGGGCGGGATGCAGACCATCCGCAACACGGTGGCATCCAGCATGGCCGAGCGAACGAACGCCTGGGACTTGGCCGAACGACTGGAAGGCCAACTGAACGCCGACCAGAACTGGCCCAAGTGGTCAGAGGATCGGCTCTACCGCATGACGGCAAGCGAGCGGGCGCAGAGCGCGGACGGGCTTTGGCGCAACGCAGCCGACGAACGGGCGGCGGGCGATGCGACGGGGCTGTTGAGCAGGCCGGCGGGTGTCAGCTACAACGCCCTGCGGCTGGCGCGCAACGAGATTCAGATTGCCAACCATGCCGTGACGAGCGACATTGCGCAGAATTTCCCTGGCATCGTGGGGCGAAATGTCACGTTGTCGCCTGCGCATCCTCAGATTGACCAGTGCGACAGCGCCGTGGCGGAGAATCCGCACGAAAAGACGGCGAACTTTCTGCCTTTGCATCCTCAGTGCCTTTGTTACTTTACGGAGGTGCTCATGCCACCCGGCGACTTCGCACGCCAGGCAGCGGCGTGGGCGCGAGGGGAAGGCGACTTCCTGGACGGCTACGCATCCTGGCTTGGCTGGCGCTCGCTTGCGCCGGTGGGGGATGGGCTGGGCGCGGCGGCGGAGTTGCTGCGCATGATTGACACCTGGTTGGAAGGCGATGTAGACGCAATGGCGACGGTGCTGGACTTGGGGCGGTGAGAACTTGAACGGGGCGATAGGGCAGGCGGGAAGCGGGGATATGCGCAAGGTTGACACGGTGACGCTGCCGGCGTGGGCGCTGCGCCTTATCTACCGGCTTGCGCAGTTGGAGAAGGGCAAGGCGTACAACGTCACCGTGATGATGGTGAGCGATACGCCGGTCTGGACGGTTCAGTCTATCGGCAAGGTGGAGAATGGAGGGTAAAACTGGTGAATATTTGTGGGTAGAAATTCACTGAAAGTGATGTAAAATGAGGGGAGCAAGAAACACAGAACCGGACATTCGTAGTGTCCGGTTCTGCTAGAGCGCACCTGGGAGGGTGCTTTATCATGAATACAACAACAGCATATCACACGATGCAAGACGGATTAATCCACTCGACTACGGAGTACGCCCGCCTGACTCTCAATCCTCTGAATCGCCCGCTTGACCCGGAGCATTTGGAGCGGTTGTACGATGCAATCAGCAAACGGAATTTGCTGCGAGAGTACCCCATTTTGGTAGACAAGGCGGGCGTCATACTCGACGGGCAACACCGGTACACGGTAGCAAAAGAGCTTTCCGTACCTATTTATTATATCGTGGCTACAGACGCTACAATCGAGGATGTGCCGGAGGCAAACGGAAACACCAAACACTGGACGGCGCGAGATTGGTTGTACGCCTGGATTCAGCGCGGCAATCAAGAATACGTTCGGCTGCGCGACTTTTGGGAGGCCAACAACTGGATGACCCTCACTATGGCGCGAGACTTGTGTCACTATGGAGATCGGCAGGGGCTTACCAGGGATTACGTAAAGGGACGGTATACGTGCAATGACCTGGAATTTGCCAACGCAGTGGCTCGCTCTTGTCTTGACTTCAAACGGTACTATCCAGATTTTTACCGAGAGTCCACCTTCGTATCCGCCGTCGCCATGCTCCATGAGCATGAGGGCTATAGTCACAAAGTCATGATGGACAGGTTGCAGTACCAGAGCGCGAGATTGACCAAGCAATCGAGCATTGATGATTATCTGGCAGTGATTGAACCCATCTACAACTACAGGTCACGTGCCGAAGTCAAAATGCACTTTGTAAAGCTGACATCCAACGATGGGCGGCGGCGCAAGGACAGGCGCAATCGGCTTGCCAAGACGACAAATCAGGCTGCATAGCGTTACCCTATTGAACCAACGATCACACCTGTGCTAAGATTGTTGTAACTGAATAACGCAGGGCCGGCCACCATACCGGCTTACGCGGCGTGAAACGCAGACACACGGCGCACTCCTTTCGAGGGGTGCGCCGTTTTTTGTTGCCCATTTCCTGGCGAGGCAATCCCGATGGAACTGACGGAACAACAATTCAAGGCGGCGGTGCTGCGGCACTTCGGGCTGACGGAGGCGGTGCGCAGCGACCTGAGTTACGAGGGTCTGCGCGCCGAAATCCATGCTGCCCTGAATGCCTGGCAGGGAAGACCGTCCAACGACATAAGCATCACTTGGACGTTCCCCGACCGTGTGATCGCCTACACGTGGCCGCCGAACGACGGCAAGCGGCAAGTGTGGGAGATTCCCTACAGCCGCGGCGAGGGCGACGCTATCGTGTTCGGCACGCCGGTTGAGGTGACGCAGATTATGGTGTTTGAACCCGTCACCGAATCGGCCCCCACTCCTGGCAAGCCGGCCCGCGGCCAGCGGCTGCAAGAAACCATTGAGCAGGCGCTCACCCTTACGGAAGCCAACCAGGCCGGCGGGGCGCGGCGGGTCAAGGCCATCGGCATCACCGCCGATGTGGTCAACGCCAACGGGCGGCGCTACCCGCGGCGTGTGCTGGCGGAAGCGGTGGCCCGGCTCAACGGCCACCTGCATGAATCTAACGGACAAGGCAACCTCATCGCGACGGGCGAGGCGGAGCATCCCTCCGACAAGGGCCAGCGCGTCAACATCCTGGAAACGGTAGTCAAGTGGCAGGCGGCATCCCTGGACGCGCCCGGTCGGGTGCTTCTGGAAGGCGTCATCCTGCCCACCGCCAAGGGGCGCGACGTGCAGGTTCTGGTCGAAGCCGGCGTTCCCATCGGCGTTTCGATGCGCGGCTATGGGGCATCGAAGGCCATCCAGTTGGACGGCGAGACGGTGCAAGAAGTGACGGAATTGACAATCAGGGGCTTTGACCTGGTTGCCCAGCCGAGCGACCCCAACGGGGCAATCGTGGAGGCGGCGGCGCAGGATGAAGCCAACCAGCTACAGGAGGTACAGAAAGTGAACGAAGAAGAACGCAAGGCGCTGGAGGAGGCCAACCGCAAGGCGCAGGCAGAACTAGACGAGGCGCGCAAGGCGCTGGCCGACCAGGCTAAGGCCCTGGAAGAAGCACAGCGGGCGCAGGCGGAACTGGCGCAGCGCAAGGCACAGGAGGCGGTCGAGACGGCCATCACCGAGGCAACCAAGGGGCTGACCTACGGCGATGCGCTGAACAAGAGCTTTGTCGAGGCGGTGCGCGCTGCCAAGCCGGCGACGCCGGAAGCGGTCAAGGCGCTGGTGGAAGCCAAGCGGGTCGAGTATGACGGCATCGCCGCCGCCGTCGTGCTGGGCGGCAAGGGTAAGCCGGGCGTCGAGGTCAAGGGGCCGGTCTTCGAGAAGGAGACGGGGCGGCCTGAGTACACCAAGGCGGCCTGGGAACTCAACGAGTCGCTGGTCAAGGCCGGCGAAGGGTTGCGCCGCGACATGGGCCGCAACGATGCCAGCCGGGCCGAACTGTTCACGGCCCAGGTGCTGGCGCGCTACGACCGGGTCAACCAGCGCCACTTGTTGGCCGAGGCGCGGGCTTTCGAGGAAGCGGAGACGACCGCCGACCTGAGCCTGCCCTACAGCGTGAGTCGCATGATTATCGAGCAGGCGTACCCGGAGCTTGTGGCCGCCAACGTCTACGACTTCGGCGTGACCGACGCATCCCCGGCCAAGATTTTCTACGAAGCTTACGCCGGGGAATCGGGCGCATCTTCGACCGTGACTGACGAGGACGTGACCGCATCGCTGGCTGGCTGGGTGTCGCTGGCAACCAAGCGCATCCGCCCCGGCACGGTGGTCGTGACCAACAGCGGGGCAACCGTCACCTACACCGAGGGGACGGACTACGTGGTCGATTACGAGGAGGGCAAGATTCTGGCCCTGGCGACCATCACCGAAGGGCAGTCGGTCAAGGTTGATTACGTGGCCGACCTGTTCCGCCGCGGCGAGGGTGTGGCTATCCCGCGCGCCAAGAACACGCTGTCGGACGCACTGATCACGATGGCAGCCGACCGGCTCGCCACCCAGATTACCAAGGAGGCCATCGTCTTCAGCCGTTCGCAGCTCGGCTATGACGCCGTGACGCGCACGCTGGGCAATATGGCGCGGCTGCTGCGCCGCAAGATTGACAAGGACATCCTCTGGAAGGGCCTGGCCTACGCGCTGAAGCAGGCGAACAACAGCGGCGGCACCTGGACGGCTGCGAGCGATGGAATCGACGTGCTGGCAAAGTACATCGGCGTCGCCAAGACGAAGATTTACAACCGCTACTACATGCCGACGGCGCTGCTGATGTCTGCCACCAACAGCGACCGCTTGAGCAACTGGACGGACGGTTTCAAGCGCGACGGCTTCCCGAACGCGACGCTCAACGCCGCGGGCTTTGCCGGCGGGGTCAAGGGTCTGCCTATCTTCACGAGCACTGAGTTCCCGGACGGCTACATCCAGGTCATCAACCGGGAGCTTGTGGCGCACCGGGTCATGCAGCCGATGACCATCTTTGGGCCGTTCCCCTCCTACGACAACGGGCAGTTGGTCGCTTCTGACCAGTACTACATGGAGGAGTTCAACGGGTCGTATGTGCCCGTCGAGCAGAAGACTTCTTTCGTCAAGGTGGCCTAGCCGCCCTGGCGGGTTGACGGACTGACCAGACGGGGGCGGGCGGCAGCGGCTTGCCCGCCCCTTTTCCAAGTGAGGTGAAACCATGAAGCGAACATCCTTGGCGGCGGGCATCCTGATGCTGTCGCTCGCCATTGCCATGCTGTTGACGCCTGGCCCGGCCCCTGTCGCGCAGGCGCAGGCGCAGGCGCCAGCGTCCAACCAGGTGACGGTTGACGTGCTGGCTGCGACCTACATCGCAACGGCCACGGTCAACAGCGCCGCCCCTAACGTAGACGGGCAGGGGCGCAACGTGAGCATGACCGCCGGCTGGAAGTCGGTTGACATCTTCGTCACTGGCGACGTGAGCGGGACGGCCTGGCTGACCGCCACGGCGCAAGTGAGCGCGGACGGGGTGAACTGGACGGCGGCGGACTACGAATACTGGACAGGCAGCGCTATCAGCACGAAGACGCACGCCCGCTCGCTGAGTGCGGACGGATCGGAGTACATGACCGTGCCCCTGGCTGGCGAGTACTGGCGCGTGAGCGTGCAGACGACGGGCGGGGTTACGGCCACGGTCAAGGCGACGCTGCGCCGGTAAGGGGGCTGACATGCTGACAGTCCAGTACACCGGCAAGCGCGAGCGCACGGTGGGAATCGATGTGGTCTACCCCGGCGAACTGCTGCAAGCGACGCCGGCCATGCTGGCTGCCTGGCGGGCCGAACACGGCGACGTGTTCGCCGTGGCGGGCGAGGCCATCCAGGCGGGCGGGGCGCACGCCGGGGCCATCGTCATGGACGGCTCCGCTGCGCACGCGTTCGGCTCCATCGGGGAGGCCGACGCCGCGGCGGCGCAGGTCAGGACGAAGGGGCGGGGCAAGTGAGCGTCCCCTTGTTCGTGCTGGCTGACCGCTTGCAGCGGGCCGCTCCCCAACGGGACGGAGCGCCGGCGGACTATGAGCAGCTTTGCACCGACGCCGTGGCGCAGCTTGGGCTGGACGTGCCTGTCGTCGCGGCGGCGGCCATCCAGGTTGTGGCGGGTGTGGCGGCCTATGACCTGCCGGCGGACTTCCTGTACCTGATTGACCTGACCGCGGGCGCGCCTGTGCAGGGGAACATCCTGGTGAGCGATGCGGGGTTGGTTCCGCTGGCTGGCGGGTGGCAGGAAGCCTACTACGTCGAAGGCTCCAGCCTGCGCTTTGACCCGGTTCCCGCCTACTCCGCCGTGCGCACACTGCGCTACGCGGCGGGGTACTCGCTGGTTGGCGGGGTGTACGCCCGGCTGAGCGAGAACGGGGCGCGCATCGCGCTGCTGTACGCCAAGCATCTGGCCTTGGGTGAGCAGGCGACCGCCGCCGCGCCAGACGGTTGGAGCTACAAGATCGGGGACGAGTCGGTGGATAAGCGCGGCGTGGCGGCTGCCATCCAGGCGCAGGCGGATGCGGCGCTGAGGGCTTACGAGGCGGCGGTCAAGCCGCTGAAGGGCTACGGGTCGCAGCACAGGCAGAACCCGAACGCCGTCGGGGTGGAGGTGTAGCGTGCTGACCGACGCTGACCGCGCGCACATGACCGCCGGCTTGCGGGCCATCCGTGACGACCGGGCGGTGAGCATCGTCATTCGCCGGGGCAATACGACGCTCCCGGCGCAGACGGTGCGCGTCGCCCGCGGCGGCAACATCCAGGCGGGAACGGTTGACGCGGCGGGCGTAAGTGCGGCCATCCAGCCGGTGGTGGTGGCGGGCGACGCGGACTTGGACATTCAGCCTGGCGACCGCTTCACGGTGGGCGGCGTGCTGCACGATGTGACGGCCATCCACCCGAACCGCGACCACGGTGCGCAGGCGCAGGCCAGGAGGGTGCAGTAATGCCGCAGACGCAGACGGGCATCCGCTGGGTGCGCCCTCCCTCCGAACTGGCGACGGCGGTCGAACGCTATGGCGACCGGGTGCTGACTAAGGTGGCGGCCATTGCGCAGTACACGGCGACGGCGATGCAGAACGACGCCAAGGCGGACGCCACCTGGGTGGATCGGTCGGGCAACGCTCGCACGGGGCTGTTTGGCACAAGCGAGGCGGACTTCGCTGCGAAGGTGGTGACGATCTACCTGAGCCATAGCGCGGTGCTGGATTACGGCGTGTACCTGGAACTGGCAAACAGTGGCCGTTACGCCGTCATCATGCGCACCATGCAAGCCCACTACGAACCCCTCATGCAAATGCTGCGCGAGGCGTTCGCATGAGCGCCTTCGCCGGCATCCTCCAGGCCCTCCAGGCCGACGCGACGCTCACGGCCATCCTCACTGGCGGGCTGTATGACGGGGTTGCCATCCAGGACATCACCCGGCAGGCGACGCCGGACGCCTTCGACGAGTGGGGCGAGATGAAGCCGTGCGGGATTCTCAAGCCTGAGTCGCAGGCGCCCGCCGGCCCGCACGCGCACGGAGCGCGGCTGTTCGTGGCGCTGTGGCTGTATCAGCAGCACGGCGGCGCGGAGATTGACGCCGCCCGCGAGCGCGCCTACCAGGTGCTGCATCGGTCGCAACTGGCGGGCGGGGGCGGGCTGTGGGATGTGCGCCACGCGGGCGACGTGCTGGGCGCTGAGGTGCAGGGGCTGGACGCGCCGATGGTGATGAGCCGGTACGTGGCGACGGTGAACAGGAGCGGCGGCTGACATGGCTGGATATGGCGGCTTTGCCTACGGGCTGCGCCAGGTGGCGCTCTACAACGCCGACGGAACGGGCAAGCTGGCGCTGCCGGCGGCCATGATGCTGCACGTTGCGCCGCAGATTGAGAGCGCCCGCTTCGAGGCCGACGGGCGGCTGGTGGGCGCGTCCTCGTTTGTGGCCGGCGCTGAGTGGGAGTTGGAGGCGGGCGGCATCAGCCTGGAGGCGTTCGCCAAGCTGACGGGGTTGACGGCTGCCAGCGCAGGTAGTGCGCCATCCAGGACGCTAACCCTCAGTGCGGCGGCGGGGGCGCAATTCCCCTACCTGCGCATCGGCGGGCGGGCGGTCGCAGCGGAAGGGGGCGACGTGTACGCCATGCTCTACCGCTGCAAGGTCGAGGCGCTGGAGGGCACCTTCCGCGCCGGTGAGTTCTGGGTTAGTTACGCCAAGGGCGTCGCGGTGTCCAACGGGACATTGTGCTTTGAGTTTGTGCAACAAGAGACAGTGACGGCCCTGTAACGACCGTCAGGAGAGCAGTATGCCTTTGACTAGCAGCACCAAGCCCTTTGGCTTGCGCCAGATTACGCTGGTTCCCTTGCCGTCTGGCACCGCGGTTGTGTTGCCGGCGGCGCTGACGTTGAGCTTCAAGGAGTCGCTGATTTCGGGTGAACTGCGCGGCGACGACGCAGTGCAGGCAATCGCCGCCATCACCGACAAGGTGGAATGGAGCATGGAGGCGGGCGGGTTGAGCTTTGAGGCGATCAAGGTGATGACGGGGCGCACCATCGCCGCCACGGGCACGACGCCTAACCAGAAGAACACGCTGACGATTGCCGCCGGCGACAATATGCCGTATTTCAAGATTTACGGCAAGGTCATCAACGATGACCTGTCGGACGTGCACGCACTGCTGCACAAGTGCAAGCTGACCGGCGGGCTGGAAGGCGAGTTCAAGGAGGGCGAGTTCTACGTCCAGTCGTGCGAGGGCGTCGCTATCAGCAACGGCTCGAAGATTGCCGAACTGGTGCATAACGAGACGGCAACCACTGTGCCCGCCAGCTAGGAGACTCGACCCATGAACCTGATTGAGTGGCGCGCACGGCAGCAGGAGGGGGAGGCGTTCACCCTCCCCTCCGGTCTGGACGTGCGCCTGAAGCGTGTGGCCCTGCTTGACCTGGTGCACCGCGGGCAGATTCCGGCGGTGCTCAAGGCGCCGGTGGGTGAGCTGATCAAGCGCAAGCCCGACGCCATGCTGGAATACACCGACCTGGAGAATTTCGGCCCGGTGCTTGACCTGGTGACGGACGCCTGTCTTGTGGAGCCTGCCGGCCTGACCGCGGCGGAACTGCCCAGCGCCGATAAGCAGGCGGTCTTCAACTGGGCCAACCAGGCGGCGGCGGCGTTGCATCCTTTTCGTGCGGAACAAGGTGCAGATGTGGAATCTCCATTCGCTGTCGGTGACGTACAGCCGCCTGCCCAGCGCGGTCATCGGGCTTGACGACCCCTGGGCGGCCTACCAGTTCGACATGGCGGTGGGCCAGTTCGGGGCGTGGGTGGAGGGCAAGCTTGCCGAGCGAGACAAGGCGGGCAAGCCCAAACACACACTGGAGGGCCTGCTGAGCACAGACGGCGCAGAAAACGCAGACGCCGGGCGCTTCAGGTCGGTGAGCGCAGAGGGCTTGCGCAAGGTGAGGGTGCGAGAGGACGGTACGTGGGATGAGGAATAGGGGGCGGCGATGGCTGACGGCGTAAACCTGGGAAGCGCCTACGGCGAGATTCAGATCGGCACCGACGGCGCTACTCAATCCGTTAACTCCCTGGCGTCCTCTCTGCGTAGCGCGGGGGCGGCGATGTCGGCGGCGGTGACGCTGCCGCTGGTTGGCGTGGGCGTGGCGGCGGTCAACAGCGCCGGCGAGTTTGAGCAGAGCATGAACGTCATGGCGCAGGTGTCCGCCGCTACGGCTGGGGAGATGGCAAGCCTCCAGGCGCAGGCGCTAGAGATGGGCGCTGTCACGTCGTTCTCTGCTGGCGAGGCGGCGCAGGCGCAGTTGGAACTTGCCAAGGCGGGTATGAAGCCCGCCGAAGTAATGGCGGCCTTGCCTGGCGTGCTGGATATGGCGGCGGCGGGGAACCTTGGGTTAGCGCAATCTGCGTCAATTGCCGCCAACGCCGTCAACACGTTTGGGCTTGACGCATCGGCCACGACCGAAGTCGCTAACATGCTGGCGGCGGCGGCGAACGCATCCAGTGTAGACATCACCGATCTTGCAAGCGGCATGACGATGGCCGGCGCTGTGTTTTCGTCTACAGGGCAGAGCCTGGATAACCTGAATATCGCAATGGCGTTGCTTGGCAATAATGGCATTACCGGCAGCGACGCCGGCACCAGCCTCAAAACGGCGCTGATGAGACTGACCGCACCAACTGACGAGGCGGCGGCGGCGCTGGCTTCCTTGGGCGTCAACGTGTACGACGCCCAAGGGAACATGCTCGATTTTCCGGTGATTCTGGCAGACCTCGAACAGGCGTTAACGGGAACCAACGCCGTCACGGTTACATCGTCAAACCTGACCGCCGAACAAGCCGAACGTATGGAGTACCTGGAAGGCACGATCTCGAAGACGCAGCGCCAGTTGGCGGACTACGCGGCGGGGATTGCCGGCGTGGCGCAGTCCGAAAACGACAAGGTGGTAGCGCAGGACAGGTTAAATAGAGTGCTGACCGCCGCGCAGGCGGAATATGCGCAACTGGCAAGCATCGGCGGAACCACATCAACGGTGATGAAACAACTCACCGAAGAAGAGCGTCAACAAGCGCTCGCTACGATTTTTGGGGCCGACGCGATCCGCTCCATCTCGGTGCTTATGGCGGAGGGTACAGAGGGCTGGGAAGAAATGGCGGCGGCAGTCGGCGTTTCTGGCGCGGCCTCTGCGACTGCCGGCGCACGCATGAAGGGGATGCGCGGGGCGGTCGAGTATCTGAAGGGGTCGATTGATTCGTTCCTTATCACGGCGGCCCTGCCCTTCCTGGATGGCATGAGCGGCGTCGTGCGCATCGTGGCGGATGGCATCAGCGCTATCGGCAACCTGCCGCGCCCGGTGCTGGACGCGGCGATTGCGTTCGCTGCGGTGTTGGCTGCCGCCGGGCCGCTGATGCTGGCGATCTCCGGCATTGCGGGCGCGGTGGGCTTCCTGCTGTCGCCGGTCGGCCTGTTGGTTGCGGGCGTGGCGGCGCTGGCGGCGGGTTTTGTCCTGTGGCAGCAGAATGTCGGCGGCATCCAGGGGCGGGCTGCGGCGTTTGCGGGCACGCTCAAGGATATGGCTGAATCTGTCACTGGGATAGATTTCGACGGTGTGGCGGATGGGCTGCGTTCGTTCGGCAAGTACCTGGGTGCGGTGTCGGAAGATGGGGACTACCTCAACGACTGGTTGACGCACCTGCCCACTCCCATTCAGCCGGCGGTGATGGCGCTTGGGCAGCTTGTGGCGGCGTTCGGCGGGCTGGTGCAGACGGGGAACTTCGATGCGTTTGTCCAGTCCATCCAGGCTGTCGATTGGGGCGGGCTGCTGGCGAGTGCGGCGGCGGGGTTGAATGGCCTCAAGGATGGCATGGTCGCGGCGCTGAAGGGTATCGATTGGGCGGGCGCACTGGCGACGGCTGCCGACTGGCTGGACGGGCTGAAGACGGGCGTCGTGTCTGCCATTCAGTCTGTGCCCTGGGCTGAGGCGCTGGCCGCGGCGGGCGATTTCCTGGCGGGCTTATGGGGCAACGTGACGGCGGCGCTTGGGCGCATCCCGTGGGCGGCGGCGCTGGCGACCGTTGGCGACTGGCTGGCTGGCTTGCGGACGGGCATCGTCAACAGGATCACGACCATCAATTGGGGCGGGCTGCTGATGCAGGCGGGCGATTATCTCGCCAACCTGTGGGGCAACGTGACGGGCGCGCTGGCGCGCATCCCGTGGGCGAACGCGATAGCGGCGGCGGGTGACTGGCTGGCGGCGCTGCGAACCAACGTGGCGACGGCCATCCAGGGGATTGACTGGCAGGGGGCGCTGACGACGGCGGGCAATGCGTTCGCCGGGCTGGAGACGGCGGTGGCGGGCGGGCTGCGCGGCCTGGGCTTTGAGGACGCCGCGGGCAAGCTTGACAACCTGCGCCGGGCCGTGACCGGGCTGCCGGCTGCACTGACCGAGACGCAGGGGGCAATGGCGACGTTCGGCGCGCAGACGGCGGCGGCGCTGGCGCCGGTTGCGGCCTTTTTCGCCCCGGCGCTGAGCCGGCTGCAAGCGACGTTCGCCAACCTGCCAACCAGCCTGGCGCCGCTGCTGCCCAAGTTGGAGGCGTTGGGTTCGGCGTTTGGAGAGTTGTTGACGGCCCTCCAGCCGTTCCTGTTTGCGGTGGGCGCCGGCCTGGCGCTGGCGATGAATTTTGGAATTGAGCGATTATCGACTGCGTTTGATTCGCTGCCTGAGTTGCTTGGGCCGATTATCGACCAGGTGACGGCTATCATCCGGCTGATTGCCGCCGTGCTGACGGAGGTCGTAGCGGGTGTGTCGGCCATCTTTGCGGGCGATTGGGCGGCGGCTTGGGAGAGCGGCAAGGGCATCGTCACCGCGTTCGGGACGTTCTTCCGCGGCCTGTTCAGCCGGCTGGGCACCTTCATGGGTGCGGCGGCGCGCAACATGGTTGAACCGATTCTGAACACGTTTTCCACCTTGGGCGTGGACATTACGCCGACGCTGGAGCGCATCCGCAAAACGTTTGAGGATGTCTGGGCCAAGGTGCTGACGTACATCCAACCAGTGATTGACCTGGTTGGCTCGCTGACGACGGTCATTGACGAATTTAAGGATTTCTTGAGCAGCCTGCAACTGCCGAACCCGTTCGCCGCCCTGGCTGCCGCGGCAGACGCCGTGCGCAACGCGCTGGGAGAGTTCGGGGCGGGCGTGGTGACGGGGGTGACGGGCGGTGGACAGCCTGCGCCGGCTGCGACGGAGGACGGCACTGCGGGCGGCGCGTCCTACTTCCCTGGCGGGCTGACGGCCATCAACGAACGGGGCTACGAGCAGATCGTGCTGCCTGCCGGGTCGCGAGTCTACACCGCCGGGCAGACAAACAACCTGCCCACCAGCGGCAAACGGGCCATCAACATCAACCTGGGCGGTGTGACAGTCAATAGCCCGATGGATGCGCGGCGGCTGGCTACGCTGCTGCGCGACCAACTGGTAATGGAGGGCGTCTAAATGCTCTTGCGGCTGACGAACGGAACGACAACGCTCACCCTGTCCGGCGCCGGGGCGTACATCGGCGCGACCTACTTCCCGCAGAGTGCGGCGGGCGACGATCACATCACCGAGGCGTTCCCGGTTATCGTCGAGGGGACGGAGACGGCGGTGCGGGCGGCGCTGAACGCAATCGACCTGATGCTGCGCGGCGCACGGAAGGGGCGCGAGCGGGGGGCGGTGGTGTATGTGGAGTTTCGACCCACCGACAGCGGGGAGATTCGCCGCTCCGAGGTCTTTGATGGCTTCGTCAACTGGTCGCAGGTTCCCGCCGAGCGCAGCCTGTACAACGTCGTTAGCACCGTGCGCGCGGTGGTGACTATCGAGCGCCTGCCCACCTGGCAGGGGCCGGAGGTCGAGATTGCCATTTCGAGCACGCCCAACGCTGAGCGCACGGGCGGCGTGGGCATCGTGAATGGCGACAACGCAGGGTCGAACACGAACTGGATCGGGATCGCGGCGGCGAATGTGGCGGGCACGCGACCGGCCCCGGTGCGCCTGCGCATCACCAACACGTCCGGGGTTACGCTGGCCTGGCGCGCCTTCCACATGGGCGTTAACGCCTACAGCGACCCGACTAACGCTGACCTGTGGCTGCTGGACAGCGACGCTACGGGCGGCGGTTCGGCGTCCTGGCTGGCAGGCTCTGACCACAACACGCTGCGCTGGCTGTTCCCGCTGTCGGCTGCGCTACTGGCGCAGGCGGCGGGCAAGACGTTCCGCGTGATCGCCGCCTTCGACAACCTGACCGACACGGCTAACCTGCGCTGCGCCGTCGGCTCCTACGTGGGCGGCGTCTACGTGCCAACCATCCTGGGGCAAGAGCGGGCGGGGACGCGCGACCTGATTGACCTGGGTGAGTTCCCCATCCCTCCAGGCGGGTACGGCGTGGCGAACTCCGCCGCGGCCCTGGCGCTGACCGTGCGTTCGTCCCTGGCTGGCTCCGGTGTGCTCGATTTTGTGATGCTCATGCCGACGGACAGTTACCGGCGCATGGAGCAGACCGGGTTCTCCGCACCGGCGTTTGCGGCCATCGAAGACAACGGCATCGACGGCGGCGCGTACATGGTGAGCAGCACCAGCCGCTATCCTATCGTGCGGGCGCCAGGCGACCCGCTGCGCATCTTCCCTGGCAGGACGCAGCGCATTTACATCCTCTTTGACGAAGATGGCAATTACGTTCCGACGCGCAGTGTAACCGTGCAGGTCTGGTACAGGCCGGTGTATGACAATGTTTAATTTTGGCGTCGAAGTCTTCGACCACACCAACGCCGGGATCGTCATTCCGCCGACGCTCACGCTCACGCCGCAGCCGTGGACGGGCGCGGCGCTTGGCGGGCCGAAGACGGCGGAGGTCAAGGCGACCGGCAGCCGGGCGGAACTGAAGAACGTGCTGCTTAACTGGCTGGGCTACCGGCTGACCATCACGACGCCGACGGGCGGGCCGGCATGGTGGGGATACGTGCATGAGGTGTCGCTGACGCTTGGCGGCGTCGAGGTCAAGGCGTCGCTGGATGGCCTGCATAACCGCGTCGCCGTCGCCTACACGTCACTGGAGGGCGCGGTCGAAGAATCGCTCACGACCGCTTGGGCCGAGAACACGACCAGCCAGGCGCGCTATGGGGTGTGCGAGATTGTCGATTCGCTTGGGCAGGCGAGCACGGCGATGGCGACGGCCTACCGCGACCGGCTGCTGAGCGAGGGCGCTTACCCGCAGATGGGACAGGCGCTAAGCGGGACGGATGA